CCTAATGGACAATACGATGACTATGTTGATTCTATGACCCAAGCTGTGTTAAGATATCGACAAGGTGGATTTGTTTCTACGTACTCGGACGATTGGGACGACCCACCAATGAAATTAGAAAAAGAATATAAATATTATTAGGAGTTTGTATGCCGTTAAGAATTGTAAAAAAAGACAGAAGTGAACAAGCAAAACAACAAACACAAGCTATGGCTAAACCTGCTCCTGGAATTCTTGGAGGTGCTTCAAAAAAAGCGGAAGAACCTAAAAGCCCTTCTGAAAGAAGTGATGAAAGAAAAGCTAAAATAAGAGAGGCGAGGATGTCTACAAAAACTAAAAGATACGGAGAAAGATACACACCTGGAATGTTAACAGGTGGTCAAGCTAAATTAGATAAAAATAAAAATAATAAAATTGATGCAGAAGATTTTAAAATTTTAAAAGCAGAAAAAAAAGGTAAAGTCATGAAAGCTAAAAGAGGTGACTTTATGGAAAGAAGAAAAAAATTAATGAAAAAGGACCCAACAAAACCTGTAAATCCATTTGAAAAAAAATCTTCTAAATTTATAGAAAGAAGAAAAAAATTAGCTGGAGTCAAATCTCTAGTTGGTAAAGGTGGAAGAATAGGTGCTGCTATTGCAGCTCTTGGTATTGCAGGAGCAGGTGCCGCGAAACTTGGACAAACTATTGGTAGAAAATATTTTGGTGATCCAACTAAGAAAAATAATAGAGATAAAGCAAAAGTAAAAGGGTCTAACTATAGTTCTAAAGCTCCTGTAAGAGTTGATTATACAGAATCAGGTGCCAAAAGACCTACGAAAAAAATGGGTGGTGGCATGATGAAACGACCTATGGGTTATACTAAAGGTGGTGGTGCTGACACTGGTAAGATGGGAGAGTTAAGAAGTAAACTTGGCGTTGCAAGTAATAAAGTTAGAAGAACAAATGAAATGTTAAAAAGTGTAGGAAGACCAGGAAAACTTAAAGCACCAGATAGAAAACCTATGAAACCGTTAAAAGATCACGATAGACTTACTGAAAGAGATATCGACATGGCTAAAAAAATGGTATCAAAAAAAATGGGTGGCGGAATGATGATGAATAAACCCATGGGTTATAAATCAGGAACATCTGTAAAAGCAAAATGCAAACTAGGTAGAAACAAACCTACAAAAATGTACTAGGAGGGACTATGTCCCTGAAGGCTATTCTTAAAGCGGGGAAGGAATTACTCAAGGCGAGAAAACCTTCAGCAACACCGACCACCGGACAACAACAGAAACAAATAACATATACTCCCAAACCATCGACAACGGAACAGGGACAAGAGTTAGCTATTCGTGAAATAAGAAACCCACCAGTTGTATTAAAAAAAACAAATCCATTACAAATGGGTGATAAAGTTGCACCATCTTTTGGATCATCAACTTATGATTGGGTAATGAGAAAAGGAAGAGGAACCTACACAGCTGATGAATGGTTAGATCATTTAACATCTACAAGAAAAGTTAATTTTAGAATGTGGGGGAAACCTACACAAAAAACTGTAAGAGATCAGAAAAGATTTAAATATGATTCAGGACCCTTCGCAGGTAAGGAAGTTAATATTTCAAAAGAAGAATTGTTTGATTCAAACTTAGCTTTATTCAATGATGCTGGAGATCTTACAGGTGGATTGTTATACGCTGCCAAGAAGTTTGGTTTAAAACTAGATGCCAACGAAGTTGGTGCTATGATTAAATTAAATCCTATTAATAGATTGAAACCGATTGAATTAGGTTCAAGTAAATTTGCAGAAGAAGCTTTTGAAACTTCGATAAAAAATGCAAAAGAAGCTACTAGAAACTTACAAGTTAAATACAAAGATAATTTAAATTTAAAAGAGCTTCTTGATGATGTTCAGTATTATTTACAAAATGACGGCATGTTACCAAGTGGTGCTCAGATAAAAGCATTAACTGACGCTGTAAAAAAAGTTAATCCCAAATTGACTTTGAATGAAAAAGCAACTTTAAATAAAGTTGTTGGGGATTTAAATACAAAAGTTGCTCCATTAAGAAGGTCAAAAACATATTATGGTGGAGAATCAAATTATACTCTTCAAGGAGGTAAAAATTACAGAGAAACAATATTTACATTGCCAGAAGAAATTACAACAAATAGATCACCTTTTAATACAGGTGGTCACTTTTCTGATGCTTTAGGCAAAAACACAAACAACATTTATCACATTAGATTTGATACAAGATTCACACCTGAAGGTAAAAAAGTATTTATGATTAATGAAATACAATCTGATGTTAACCAAAGTATTGCAAAGTCCTTATCTAAAGCACAACAACTTTCTGGTGATTTCAGAAGAAATCCTTTTAACGCAGATTTAGAATTAAATTTATTAGTTTCACAAAGAGGTAAGATGTTAAAAGATTTAGATGATGCAATTGCAAACAATGCTGACTTTGCTCAAACAGGTCAAATAAATGCTATAGCAAAAAGTATAAAAGATGTTAACCAAAAACTAGCTTCAATGACAACAAGAGGTGGAAGAGGAAATGAAAAAGATTTCTTTCCTATGGTTGAGGCTGACTCTTATGGAGATCATGCACTTAAATATCTTTTACAAAGAGCAGCAAGAGAGAATGTTGATTACGTAGCCGTTGCCCCGTTTGACAAATTAAGTTTCCGTCAAGGCTACAAAGCGGGTAACGAAAGATTTTATGGTTATGCAAATGGTAAAGGTATCGGTAAAAAAGGTAAAGCAGTTATGCCTGATGTTATGAGTAAAGTTGCAAGATTCTACAACACAAAAGCTGGTCCAACAAAAATATCATTATCAGACCCATCTAAACCTTATAAGAAAGTATCAAACGATACTTTTAAATATCCAAAAGATCATCCATTAAAAGGAAAAGAGATTAAAAGCAGTTATCATTCTGAGGTTTCAGATGCAGCAGGATCAGGATATAAAAATATTCCAGCTAGTGATCCAAGGTTGTATTTTGATGCATTTGCTATTAAAGTGTCACCACTCATGAGAAATACACAAAAAACTTATAAGTCCAAAGGAGGACTTGTAGTAGATATGTTTAAACCAATAAGGTACAATTAATTATGGCAATAGAAAAAACATTATCCGAACAATTGCAAGAAGGTTTTGAAGAAGAACAAGAACAACCAGAGGGTTTACCTGTTGATGTAACAGTTGAAGGTGAAGAGGAGGAAGTTGAAGAAAGACCTCAAGACGATTTTAATACAAACCTTGCAGATGGTATGGATGAACGTACTCTTAAAGATATGGGTATGGAACTTATTCAAGAATATAAAAAAGATAAAACTTCTCGAAAAGAGTGGGAAGACGCTTACATTAAAGGTCTAGATCTATTAGGAACCAAGTATCAGGAAGTAACTAAACCATTCAAAGGTGCATCTGGTGTCACTCATCCGTTGTTAGCGGAGTCTGTTACGCAATTCCAAGCCCAAGCTTATAAAGAACTTGTTCCATCAGATGGTCCAGTCCGAACCCAAGTTATCGGTGCAGTAACACCGGCTACCGAAGCCCAGTCAGATAGAGTCAAAGACTACATGAATTATTTACTGATGGAGGAGATGGAAGACTACACAACTGATATGGATCAGATGTTATTTTATCTACCACTATCAGGATCTACATTTAAAAAAATTTACTTTGATGCTTTGCTAGATAGACCTGTATCAAAATTTATTCCAGCCGAAGATTTAGTAGTCCCTTACTATGCATCAGATTTAAAAGATTGTGAAAGAATTACACATGTAATTAAAATGACAGCTAATGAAGTTACAAAGAAAATGGCTGCAGGTTTTTACAGAGATATAGATTTAATAGATTCAAACAGCGAACCTGATAACGTACAGAAAAAATTAAATGAACTTGAAGGAGTTAAAGGAACAGGTTCAGATTACTTACATACTATTTTAGAGATGCATGTTGATCTTAACTTAGATGACTTTGAGGACTTTGACGACAAAGCAAAAAAAATTAAAATACCTTACATTGTTACCATTGATGAAGGATCAGGAGAAATATTATCTATTTACAGAAATTATAGACCAAATGATATTACTTATCAAAGAATAGAATATTTTGTTCACTACAAATTTCTACCTGGTTTAGGTTTCTATGGTTTTGGTTTAACTCATATGATTGGTGGTTTGTCTCAAGCAGCAACACAATCACTTAGACAATTAATAGATGCAGGAACTTTAAAAAATTTACCTGCTGGATTTAAGTCTAGAGGTATGAGAGTTAGAGATGATGATCAACCAATACAGCCTGGAGAGTTCAGAGATGTGGATGCACCTGGCGGAAACATAAGAGATCAGTTTTTTAATTTACCCTTTACAGAACCATCACCAACTTTGTACAACTTAATGGGTTTTGTTGTACAAGCAGGACAAAAATTTGCAGCAATAACAGACACAGCTGTAGGTAATGACACACAAAATAGAGCTGTTGGAACTACAATGGCACTTATGGAACGTGGTTCACGTGTAATGAGTGGTGTTCACAAGCGTTGTTACTATGCAATGCGTTTAGAATTTAAAATTTTAGCAAGAATTTGTGGAGAATCTTTACCACCAGTGTATCCCTATGATGTTTATGGTGGTCCAAGAGAAATAAAACAAGCAGATTTCGATAACAGAGTAGATATTTTACCTGTTGCAGACCCAAATATTATGAGTATGGCTCAAAGAGTTACACTTGCACAGTCACAATTACAAATTGCACAGTCAAATCCACAGTTACACAACATTCATGAAGCTTATAGACGTGTTTATGAAGCGTTAGGCACTAAACAAATCGAAGCTTTATTAAAACCACCACCAAAACAACCAGAACCAATGGATCCTGCAAAAGAAAATGCACGTTCATTGCAGATGAAACTGCTTACAGCGTTTGAATTTCAAGATCACGATGCACATATTGCTGCTCACATGGCGTTTATGGCAACAAGAATGGTTCAGATAAACCCACAAGTGTATGCTTTACTTCAATCACACATATCTGATCACGTTTCATTCAAAGCAAAAGCAGAAGTAAGAGCTGCGATGATGCAAAACCCTGAAACAGCACAAATGGCACAAGCAGATCCTGAACAATTTAGTATTATGTTTGAAGCAGAGGTAGCAAAAGTTGCTGCAAGGATTACACAAGAACTTGCACAGACTGAAATGCAGGCAAATGCTGCTAAACAAGATCCGTTAGTAAGAATTAAACAACAAGAAGTTGATTTAAGAGCTATGGATCTTCAAAGAAAAGCAGAAGAGACAAGATTTAAGGCAGATCAAGAAAATCAAAGAGTAAACCAACGTCTAGAATTTGAATATGATAGACTTGCACAACAAGATCAACAATCTGATGACAGATTAGATGTTGCGAGAGAAAAACTTGAGAAGAAATAACGAAAAAGGACTAAGTGGAGGAGTTAGATCTGGGCCACCGCCCAAGAGAGGACCAAATCCACAGGGAATTACAGTTAAACATGCCAAAAAAGTCTTACGAAGATCTCAACGAAAGAAATAAACTATTATTCCTAGCTGGATTGTTTGATGGTGAAGGAAGTTTTGGTGTTTGGGGTAAAGGTGACGGTAGAAAATCGTTTCAATGTTCAGTTGAAATGTGTGATGAAGACTCAGTTAAAAAATTTGCAGATTTTTTTGGTGGAAGAGTAGTAAAACCAAGGGTTAGGAAGTCTCATTGGTCACAAACCTACAAATGGAAGCTATCAGGTGGTAGGGCTTACGAATGTGTTGAGATGATGATAGAATATATGAGTCAACGAAGACAGGAGAAATACGAAAATGTGGTTCAGTGCACTTAAACTTGGATTAAACGCGGCAACGCATATCTATAAGAAAAAACAAGAAACTAAAATGGCAATGGCTGATGCTCAGCACATGCACGCTTCTAAGATGGCCAGTGGGGAGAGCGAGTACCAGGGCAAATTGTTAGAGGCCCGACAATCGGACTGGAAAGACGAGTTCGTGTTGGTCGTGTTAACGCTCCCGATATTAGTGATTGCT